GGGCAAAACCAGAACATATAGACCCCGCAGCGGAGACGGTGACCCTATGGGACACCAAGACCAACACTCCGCGCACTCAGTACCTACCCAGAGAGTACGCTGAGAAGCTTCTAGCCCTCAAACAGGCTGGCCGCTGTCCCTCATACTCAAGCGTTCAGGGGGTACTCAAGCGGGCCAAGGAGGCCCTGGGTCTAGATCCTGGTCTCACGATACATGGCTTGCGGCATACCACTGCAACCCGTCTGGTATTGGCCGGTGTGAATCATCGAGTGGTTATGGAGTATATGGGCCATAAGTCAATCGCTACTACAAACCGATACGCACACGTCAACGCCGAAGCGAAGAAGACCGCAGCGAAGGTACTGATAGGAGACTTATAATGGGACAGGATTGGGAAAAGGCGGCGTTAGAGCGGGGCTGGAGCCTGGCCCCTGAGAACACCCCTAGGATGGTCAAGGCTACCTTGGCGGAGGTGGCTCTAGAAGGCGCTAGGGCGGCCATGGAGACCCAAGAGGCTCTTAAGGCTCTGGAGGTCCTGGGGCTCATTCAGGCAGCCCTAGAGCCTGTCGAGTATGAGCGCGCGGACATCCTCAAGGCCGTGGTCTCGGTGATGCCTGAGGTGGTCAAGAAGGCTGCCTGATTCGGCACTGCAACATGGCTTCCGGGGTTCGAGGACTTCATATCCTTCTGACCCCGGCGCGGGGTTTTTGCGGGGTTCCTGCGGGGTTCTGCGGGGTGAAAACGGGGTTGTAACTGGCATTGGATGCCGCCCCGTTTCAGCTAAGTGTTTGAAAATAAAGAAGGGGATGGAGGCCTCGCCCGGAATCGAACCGGGGTGCAAGGATTTGCAGTCCCATAGTTCCTGGCTTGGAAACCCCGTCATAGCAATTGGTATGCTGCTGATAGGCTTTAGGAAATCGGCCTAGAGGCACCATAGCAACCCCTCACTCATGCCGATCCATATGCGTCCTGCGGGGTTCTGCGGGGTTTTTCCCTTACGCGCGCGCGGGCACCCACAGGCACCCACAGGCACACACAGGCACCCACACACGGGGGCACATGACGCACCCGCACAACGCACCTACGTCACACCCACCAGTACCTCACATGGCATTTGGCAACACATACGGACTGCTATGAGATAATAGGTGGCTTCATCAATCGGATCAGCCACTTAGGCCCGAAAAGGCCCCGAATAACCCACCCTCCAGAGAACCACCGATCTCTGTCCCTGCCCCTCGATGGGCTCACCGATAGGACTCCCTGAGATGACCCTGGACTCTCTCCCAGCCTTCGATACCGATACCTCCTCTCTCGATAGCCTCGACTCTTTCGGGCTGGCCTCTGAGAGGTACCTCAAGGCCCATGACCGGACCATCCGAGATCAGGGCTTCGGGGCTTCTGATGGTGCCCAGGCGATTATCCGTAAGCACCTCCAGGAGACCGCTGAGGCTGTGAAGGCCCACAAGGCTGACTCCAGGGTCGGTAAGCAGGCTGACGGCCTCAAGGATCTGATGGACACCCTTGATGGGCTGGAGGACAGCCTTGTTGCCCTGGTGGCCCTCCAGATTGGCCTTCAGTGTGTGGCAGATGGTCACGGCATGGCGCGGACCTTCCTGATGCTCGGTAAGGCCCTTGAGACGGAAGTGTGGGCCTCTGGCTTGCGGACCTATGATGGAAAGCTCGCTGCAAGGCTTGAACGTCTGGGTAAGAAGCGGGGCTCTATGGGTGTCCGCAGACAGGCGGTGCGTTCTCTCGCCAAGTCCAATGGGTACGAAACTGGACCGTGGACTGACTCCCAGCGTGCCTTGGCTGGCCGGTGGCTGACTGAGGTGTTGCTAAAGGGCAACGTGTTCGAGAGGGAGGACCAGGAGGAAGGCGGTCGGGACTCATCCGGCCAGATCACCATTAAGGCTGAGGCCCTGGCGTACTCTGAGCAGATGACCGCTCATCTCCTGGAGGCTCACCCGGTCCCCCTGCCCCTTCTGTCTAAACCCAGACCGTGGAAGGGCATGAAGCTCCCGGTGGACTGCAACGGGCGGACCTATGAGATCCCGCTCATTCGGAAGACCTGCAAGGTGACCCTCGCCAATGTCAGCAAGGCCATCAAGTCGGGTCGCATGGATGGGGTGCTCGAAGCCCTCACGGCTATCCAGTCGGTGGCCTGGTCGATCAACCAGCCCGTAGCCGAGATGGTCCGGTGGGCACACGATAACAACGTGGAGGTCCCAGGGCTCCCCTCGAAACAGGATGTGCCACTGCCTGATCCTCTGACCGATGAGGAGTACGAAGCGATGTCTGATGGGGCCAAGCGGCTTCGTCGTAAGGACATCAGTTCGAAGAAGGAGAAGAACCGGAGTCTCATTGGTGAACGTGAGGTCTTGAAGAGGGACCTGGCGATTGCCGATATTCTGGTCAAGAAAGGCAACCAGTTCTACACGGTCTACAACATGGACTATCGTGGGAGGGTCTACAGCGCCTGTCACTTTGGCTTTCAGAGGCAGGACTACGTTCGGGCCATGTTCCAGTTTGCTGAGGGTAAGCCTCTCGGTGAACGTGGCGCATACTGGCTTATGGTCCACCTGGCGAACTGTGGCGACTTCGAGAAGGTCTCTAAGAAGCCCTTTGAGGAGCGGGTCCAGTGGGTTGAGGACAATGAGGATCGTATTCTCTCGGTCGGTCGGAACCCCAAGGATGACCTCTGGTGGACTGAGGCTGATAGCCCCTTCCTGTTCCTGGCAGCGTGTATGGAGTACGCCAGGTTCTGGGATTGGCGCTGGGTCGATGAGGTCCACTGGGACTGGGAGGGCAAGAGCTTCGTCTCCCACATCCCTGTGTCCTTCGACGGCAGCTGTTCGGGTCTCCAACACCTGGCCGCTATGACCCGCTGTGAGGACACTGCGAAACTCGTCAACGTCTCACCGACTCCGAAACCCAGTGATGTCTATCAGACAGTCGCTGACAAGGCTCGGATCGTTATTGAGGCCGTATCGACTTCTGATGATGAGTTCGCTGATGTAGCCAAGCTGGCTTTGGACTATGGTGTCACCAGGTCCTTGGTGAAGCGTAATGTTATGACCTACAGCTACTCCTCACCCAAGTTTGGGATGATTACGCAACAGATGGACGACACCATGCGTCCGCTCTCGGACAAGGTGACACTTGGTAAGCTCCAAGCTCACCCCTTCGAGGTCGTGGCGGATACCTTCGAGACCAAAGATGGTAACACTGTTACGGTCCCTGGTAAGAAGGCCGCTAAGTTTCTCGGTAGTGTGGTCTTCGATACCATTGAGGCCACCGTCCAGAAGCCTGCCGATGCCATGCGGTTCCTCCAAGGTATCGCTAAGGCCCTGGCACACGAAGGCAAGCCGGTTGTCTGGCATACTCCCCTGGGAATGCCGGTGACTCTGCGGTGCCCCAACATGGAGACCCACCAGATTACCCTTTATCTCAGTGACCGTGGGGTGCGCATCAAGACCCGCGTGAACCTGGATGAGGAGGTCTCCGGTATCGACAAGAGGGCTGCGAGTAACGCAATTGCTCCCAGCTTCGTCCACTCGATGGATGCCTGTCACTTACAGATGGTGTCCATGGAGGCCTCAAAGCAGGGCATCGTAAACACCGCCCTAGTCCATGACTCCTTTGGGTGTCTGGCAGCAGAAGCCGATCAATACCGTGAGATCATCCGGTCACAGTTCCACTGGCTGTATGCCATGAATGATGTGCTTCAGGACATCCTCACGGAAACTTGTGAGCAGATAGATACCAATTGCCATCGGATGCCAGAACTCCCTGAGAAGGGGTCCTTGGATATCTCGGAAGTGCTCAATGCGGACTATGCGTTCGCTTAGTGGAGAGTGACATGAGCAAGTTTAAGGTTGGTGATAAGGTCCGGTCCTCGCGACCTGATTGGACAAACGGTCTGACAGGCGAGGTTGTCTTTGAGAATGGCAACGAGTCTATTACAGATGTGTGCTTCGGAGACGATTATAAAAGGCAGGGCTGGTACCACAAAGACCTCCCCGGGTGCTGGTGCCTTGAAGATGATGAGCTTGAGCTAGTCACCGAGACCACCCCAGAGACCCCCAAGGCCTCCTCCAAGTTCTACGTTTCAGTCATCCGCGCCTACCGAACCTTCGATACTCTGGAGGAGGCCGAGGAGTACGCGAAGGAGCAGGCCGAATACCATGAGGGTGATATCTTTGGTGTCTTCAAGGGTCTCAAGGCCTTCGAGACCGTGACTGAGACGAAGGAGGTCACCCTTGCGTAGAACCCATGCCCAGATCCGGGAGTCCGCATACCTGGACCCGATCTTTGTAGCCCAGAACCTGATCCTCAATGACGAACCGCTTCCGGTGGATCTCCAGGACGAACTGGCAGAGTCAGGGATTATCCTGGAGGAGTTCCGGGAGTCCGTGCTGAGCCGTGTACTGACACATGGCAATGGCTATCAGTTAGAAGAAACTTACTAAGGAACACGAAGAATGGCTAAGGACAAGAACGACGTTGATTATGTCTCGCAGATCGGGACGTTCAGCTTTCCGTATCTCGAAGACAAGGACACAAAGTTCGCTGAGTCTGAGGAGGCTGCCTACTACACGACCCGCCTCCGTCTAGAGGATGCGGACCTGGAGGCCTACAAGCGGAAATGCGATGAGGTCTTCGAGGCCTCTGGGCTTCCCCGTTCGAAGAAGAACCACAATCTGCCCATCAAGGAGGACGCTGAGGGCCAGGAGTACCTTGTTGCTAAGACCAAGCGTCTCCCCAAGATCTACGATGCCAAGAAGCGTCCTCTGACTGCGAAGGTCGGCGGGGGTTCCCAAGGTCGCCTTGCGGGCCAGCTTCATCCTTGGAACATCGCCGGTAAGTCTGGGGTCACGTTTTATTTGTGGGATGTCCAGGTGACCAAGCTGGTTGCCAAGGGCTCCGGCGGTGGTGGCATGATGGATGCCCTGGACACGGACGATGAGGACACGGGACCGGAGCTTGGTGTGATCGACAATGGCGACCTCGATATCTAAGGGACAAGCAGTCCCGGGGGTTAAGAAGGTTTCGCCAGGTCAACACAGAGCCAAGCGGAAACACTACGAACGCCCGGTCCTCATCCGGGCTCTCTATAAGTCCAAACTCGAAGACAAACTGGCGGCTCAGTTGGAGTCCGCTGGTTACCAGTTTGAATACGAGAAGCTGAAGCTCAAGTACGAAGTGCCTGCTAGGCTCGCCACGTACATCCCAGACTTCAAGCTGACGAACGGGATCATCATTGAGGCTAAAGGTTGGCTCCAGACCGCTGACCGTACCAAGATGATCCACGTCAAGAGAGACCATCCTGAACTAGACATCAGGTTCGTGTTCTCTGGAAACCCTGAGAAAAAGCCGATCTACAAGGGAAGCCCTACGTCCTACGCCAAATGGTGTCAGGACCACGGGTTCCTTTGGGCTGGTAACGGCCAGATCCCTACAGAGTGGCTTCAAGAGCCTAAGAAGGTACAACCATGACCAATTCCATAGCAATTGACTTGGGTCTTCCCCCGACCACCCGGAAGGTCCTTGCGCACCTGGAGCGCCGTGGGTCCATCTCCAAGCTGGAGTTTTGGAATACCTACGGCTTCACGAACCTGGCGGATTGTATCTACAAGCTCCGTGAGGTCGGTTACGATATCATCACTCAGCATCGCAAGGACGAGGCCGGTAAGCCTTACTCGCGTTACCTTCGGGCCTGGGAGGTCTAATCATGGATGAGTTCAACGAAACCGCCATGACTCGCCGGATCGTCCTTAGCTTCAGCGAGGCTCTTCAGGACGAAGAGGGTGCTGAGGGTACGGAGTTGGTCTACCGCCTGAACGATGGGGAGACCGAGCACCTGGGGCCAATCATGGAGAAGTTCCAGAAGCTCCTCCATGCTGCTGGGTTCGATTATGTGCGTCTGGTCCAACTGTCGGAAGACCACACGATGTATGGCTTCGCTAATCTAAACTGAGGGAACTAGGTATGGGCCGTTTTATTAGACATGAGGCGTGCCCTGCATGTACCTCCAGTGACGCTCTGGGTATCTACGAGGACGGGACCGGGTTCTGTTTCTCGTGTTCAACCTATGTGAAGGCCGATGGTACCCAGGAGGATCGTTCGGCTGAATCCTGGGCCGGGGAGTTTACCAGGGGTTCCTTCCAGGACATCCCGAACCGGAAGATCCGGGAGGCAATCTGCAAGCGGTATGGCTACCAGGTTGGTGAACATCGTGGCGTGAAGTGCCACATAGCTCCCTATAGAGACGCCACGGGCCGCATTGTTGCCCAGAAGATCCGCAAGCCCAACAAGGACTTCATGATCGAGGGGAACGGTAAGGACCTCCCCCTGTTCGGGCAGCACCTGTGGTCCAATGGTCGGGCCGTGGTGATTACCGAGGGTGAAATCGACGCTCTCTCTATGGCTACGGCCTTCGACGGCAAGTGGCCTGCTGTCAGTTTGCCCAATGGAGCTCAGAGTGCCACAGCGGCTATCGAGCGGGCCTATGACTGGCTGAACGGGTTCGAGAAGGTGGTCCTGTGCTTTGATCAGGATGCCCCAGGCTTGGCTGCTAGAGACGCCTGTCTGGCCCTCCTGCCTCCTGGCAAGGCCTATTACATGACGCTTCCAGATGGGCTCAAGGATGCCAATGAGGTCCTACAGGCCAAGGGTCCTGGAGCTCTCACAGCGGCGTTCTGGCAGGCTACCATGTGGAGGCCTGATGGCATCATATCGGGTTCGGACATTAGCCTAGAGAGCCTGACTTCGGCTGTGGCTATGGGTTACTCACTCCGGTTGCCCCTTCTGAACCAGAAGATGTCGGGGTTGAGGAAGCGCGAACTGACCCTACTAACGGCCGGATCTGGGATCGGTAAGTCCACCCTGGCCCGGGAGATTGCCTTCGGTCTCCACCAGGACCACGGGCTGACCATCGGCAACGTGTATCTGGAGGAGAGCAAGGAGAAGACGGCTCAGGCCTACATCGCCATTGATCAGGATGTGCCTCTGGGTAAGCTCCGTGCTGAGCCTGGGTGTATCACCAAGGAACAGTGGGCTCAGAGCTACGAGAAGGTGATCCGGGAACGGATGTTCTTCTATGATCACTTCGGGAGCCTTGAGAGTGACCGCCTGATCTCCAAGCTTAGGTACATGGCGGTTGTCCTCAAGGTGGACTTCATTGTCCTGGACCACATCAGCATCGTTATTTCGGGCCAGGAAGGCGGCTCAGGGGATGAACGCAAGGACATTGATAGGCTCATGACCTCACTGAGATCCCTTGTCGAAGAGACCGGGGTTGGGGTCATTGCGATTGTTCACCTGAAGCAGCCCGAAGGGAAACCACACGAAGAAGGAGGCCGGGTGACCCTGAGCCAACTCCGTGGGTCCGGCGGTCTCAAGCAGCTTTCAGACAACGTGGTGGCTCTTGAGCGCAATCAGCAAGGTGAGAACCCTGACGAGTGCGAAGTGAGGCTCTTGAAGAACCGAGAGTTCGGAGACCTGGGAGTCGCTGATACCTTAGCATACAACCGCGAAACCGGACGACTACTGCCCACGGAGGCTGGAGGCGCCATGGGGACGCTAGACGTGTGACTTAATGCAAAGCAATTGGTATGTGTGAAGCACCTCAAGAGAGAAGGTGCCTGAAGTGTGCAGAAGCTATCCCGACGCAGCGCCGAAAAGACGCGAAATACTGCTCCCCTAAATGTAGGACGGAGGCGTCTGCCAAGCGTCATTATCACAGGCATCTAGGTAAATACGCCACTAAACGTGCTCAGGAAAACAGCAACGCCTCCAAACGGATTCTCTATAGAGCACGCTCAAGGGCGCTGAAAAACGGTATTCCATTCACGCTGGTTGAGAGTGATATCATCATCCCTGATGTATGCCCCGTCCTGGGAATACCTCTCGTCAAACATCAAGGTAAGAAGGGCTATCATCCAGATAGTCCCTCGTTGGACCGCATCAAGCCAAAGCTAGGATACACCCAAGGAAATGTACGGGTTATCTCTGCGCGAGCAAACCTACTGAAGAACGACGCTTCGGTTGAGGAGCTAGAGATGGTGGTAAATGACCTCAAGAACTTGGAGCAGACACAGTGCGCCTCTTCTTCGACTGCGAGGCTGACAACCGCCTAGACAACGTATCGCGCCTCTGGTGCCTGGCAGCCTGCGATCTGGACACCGACCAGGAGTGGCTCTGGGGTCCAGATGAGCTCGAAGAAGGCCTAGCGTTCCTTGCATCTGCCGGCCTTCTCGTTGCTCACAATGGGCTTCGGTATGACCTTCCTGTCCTGAAGAAGCTCAAGGGCTTCAAGTTCGATGGCGAGGTCCATGACACTCTGGTCCTTGCAAGACTCTCCAATTCGGACATTAGGAACACGGATGCGGACCTGGTGGCCTCTGGGAAGCTGGACAAGAAGCTTCATGGGTCTGGTAGCCTCAAAGCGTGGGGCCAGCGTATCGGCATCCACAAAGCCGAGTACGAGGGTGGCTTCGAGGCCTACAACGACGACATGGGGTCATACTGTCTCCAAGATTGTCGCACAGGTAAGGCCTTGTGGCATCACCTGGATGTCCCCTCGATGGACCCACGGTCTGTCTGGCTCGAACACAGAGCCTATCAGATTACCTTCGAGATGGAGCAAGCTGGGTGGTGTTTTGACGAGACCAAGGCCGCTGAGTTGTACACCGAACTGGTGGAAGCCAAGCATCAGATCGAAACGGAACTGGTGGAACAGTTTGGTAGCTGGCAGGAGGTCGATAAGGTCTTTGTACCCAAGAGGGACAACAAGACCCTGGGCTACGTGAAGGGCCAGGAGGTCACCAAGTACAAAACCGTGATCTTCAATCCTGGGTCACGGAGACACATCGAGAAGAAACTTCGAGAGCTCGGATGGGAACCTGAGGAGTACACCCCGTCCGGCCAAGCTAAGCTGGATGAAGACATTCTCCTTCAGATTGCCAAGGAGTACCCCGAGGCCAAGAAGATCGCTGAGTACATGCTACTCCAGAAGCGCCTTGGGCAGATCGCTGACGGCGACAATGGGTGGCTGAGAGTCGTCAAGTCTGATGGCCGTATTCATGCCAGTTACAATACAATGGGTACCGTTACGGGTCGCTGCTCACACCATAATCCGAACATCGCACAGGTCCCGAAGACCCAGATCGGCAAGAACGCTGAAGGGCAGAAGGTTCCTCTGTGGGGACGTGAGGGGGTCTGGGGTGCGGACTGCCGGAGCCTCTTTGGTGTTCCCAAGGGCTGGAAGCTGGTCGGTGCAGACTTCGAGGGCCTAGAGCTTCGGTGTCTAGGCGCCTACATGGCCCACTTCGACAGGGGCCGTTATGCTGAGATGGTGGTGGATGGAGACATTCACACACTGAACCAGCAGGCAGCCGGGTTGCCCACCAGGGATAACGCCAAGACCTTCATCTACGGCTTCCTGTATGGCGCTGGTCCAGGGAAGATCGGCAAGATTGTTGGGAAGGGTCCTGAGGCTGGCAAGAAGCTCCAGCAGAAGTTCCTACGGGGACTCCCAGCCCTCGCTGCACTTAGACAGGCGGTGGCTACTGGAGCTGAGAAGGGTTGGTTGAAGGGTTTGGACGGGAGACACATTCCTGTCCGTGCGAAACATGCCGCTCTTAATAGTCTCCTCCAGTCAGCCGGCGCGGTCCTCTGTAAGACCTGGCTGGTGGACGCCTATGATGCTCTTATTGCAGCAGGATACCAGTGGGGCTACGATAAGGACTTCGTGATCGTTGGCTTTATTCATGATGAGGTCAACACGGCCTGTCGTGCGGAAATCGCTGAGGAAGTCGGCAAGATCATCACTCAGTGTGCCCGGGACACCGGACCTAAGTATGGCTTCAAGTGCCGCCTAGATGCATCCTACAAGATCGGAGAGACATGGTTCGATGTCCACTGAGTATGAGGAGGCTATAAGAAAGCGCCTCTCCTATGACCCCGAAACCGGAACGATAATTAGGAAGCGTACCGGCAAGTCTGCTAATTCATATCGCAATGGATACAGGATAATTACGGTCGCTGTCAGCAATAAGTGCCGCTGCTTCAACGAGCATCGAGTAGCCTGGTTCTTAATGACAGGTAGGTGGCCGAAGCAAGTTGACCATAAGAACCGTGTGAGAGACGACAACCGCTGGGAAAACCTTCGGGAGGCTACTCCCAGGCAGAACTCAAGCAATCGTGTGCATCCTAGCGCCTCAGGGCTACCACGGGGCGTCTACTATCGCCGCGACGGTAAGAGGAAAAAGCGATACTCTGCAAAGATTAGGGTTGCAGGTGTTGCTTATCATTATGGCCCATTCTTTACACCAAAAGAGGCTTCGGACGCATACGAATTGGCATTTGATAAGCACTTCGGTGCTGAATGGAGACCTGATGGACAAGAACAGCGTGAAGACCCTAACGTCAATCGACAAACAACTCACTGATGTCATCCTCGAAGCACACAGGCGGGGCTTCTCCGTCCAGAGTGACTTCGCAAGGTCTATGGCTGATTATGTCGCGATGGCGTCTAGCTTGGGCCTCATCTCAACACGAGTCTACGGCAACGTGTTCTCCCGGGAGTTCCGCCCCACGATGAAGGGTCTCGGGTTTCTTGAGGTGCACCTTGGGGCGGACTTCGTAGCGGAACCTGAGGAGACCGAAGAGTGATCAAAGCGACACTGATAGACTCCATGGGTGATGACCTCAGGGTGGTCAACGCGGCTCGGGTGAGTTTCGATAAGGAGTCTGAGTGGGCTGAGGTATGTACCTGTGGTCTCTCAGAGTCGTCCCAGGGTTGGCCCTGTACCCACGGCGGCTGCAACTTCCAGGAAGTCCTCTCAGAGAAAGACCAGAAGCTCATCCAGTACCTAGCCCGGCACAATCACTGGACTCCGTTCTCGCACCCTCAGATTACCCTCAGGGAGGACGTGCCAATCTTCGTGGCTCGCCAGCGGTTCAAGCATATGGTGGGTTTTACCTATAACGAAGTGAGCAGGCGGTATGTGGATGAGGACCCTGAGTTCTATGTCCCGGAGGTCTGGAGGAAGCGTGCGGACAACCTGAAGCAGGGGAGTCTGGATGAGCCTGTAGAACTAGACAACTATATGCAGCATTGGCTGGAAGCCTATAATCAGGATGCCCTTGGTCTCTATAAGTACCTCCTCATGGACGGAGTAGCACCAGAGCAAGCACGCATGGTCCTCCCTCAGTCCATGATGACCTCATATTATGTCACCGGGTCTCTGGCAGCCTTCGCTAGGGCCTACAAGCAGCGTTCGGACTCTCATAGCCAGAGGGAGATCCAGGATCTAGCGGCTCAGTGGGATACCCTGATTAGGCCCCTCTTCCCGGTGTCCTGGGGTGCTCTCGTAGATTAACACATAGGAATTACGATGAAACACGTGAACCTATTTGATGCTATCCTGCTTCTCCTCATGGCCTTCGTGCTCTGGATGTGGGTCGTAACGACTCCTGCCAAGGCTGATGACCAGTACCAGAAGATGGATGACATCTCGTACTGCTGGGCCTCCCACTACAACTTCTATCTACCCTGCATGTACTCTGAGAAGGTTGTTGAAGCATGAGCAAATGGGTCGTCCTTAAGCAGGACAACTGCATCTACTGCACGAAGGCCCTGAAGCTCCTTGAGGATCTAGGGATTGAAGCAGAGGTGATCGACATTAGCACCGCACCACAGATCAAAGACTTCATGAAGGCCTGTGGCCTCACCACGGTTCCCCAGATCTACGAGGAGGGTTACCTGATTGGTGGCTATGATGACTTGGTTCAGTTGTTCGGCTGGGCGGGTCCTGACGAATGAGTACCCCTACCCTACTCATTGACGGCGACCAGTACGTCTACAAGGCTACCATTGCCTGTGAGCGTACAGTCCGGTGGGACGCTGAGAACCACGTTCTTGGTTCCAACGAAGTCGAGGCTTTGGACCTGGCTGTAGGGCTCCTAGAGAAGACCTTCAGAGACCTTGGGTCCACCAAGTGTCGTATTGCCTTTACCGGATCAGGAGAGAACTTCCGTAAGGGGGTCTTGGCTTCATACAAGGGGAACCGGCAGACCACACGGAAGCCCCTTTGTTATCCTGAGGTCAAAGCTGGGATTGAAGCTAGGTACCCCTGTCTCTCGGTACCGGGTTTGGAAGCTGATGATCTCATGGGCATCTGGCAGACCCGTGATGACTCAGACACCATCATTGTGTCCGAAGATAAGGACATGAAGACCATCCCTGGGAAGCTCTATCGTCAAGGGGAGCTCCAGGAGATCACCCCGGCTGAGGCAGACTACAATTTCCTACACCAGACTCTGACCGGAGACGCCACTGATGGGTACTCCGGGTGTCCTGGTGTAGGTGCTGCTGGTGCCACCAAGGTCCTGTCTAAGGCAGACTTCACTTGGGGCCTCAAGACGGCCTGGGAGACCATCATCCTCCCGGCATACGCCAAGGTGGGTCTGACCGAAGAAGACGCACTGATCCAAGCGAGACTTGCAAGAATCCTCAGGTCCTCCGAGTGGGACTCTGTGTCCAAAAAAGTGATCCTGTGGGAGCCATAAGATGCAGAACCACAACCAGCATGTAAACTACCGGACCTACTGTGAGCCCTGCCAGAAGTGGATTCATATGGGCGACCTGGTGACCTGTGGGAAGGGTGAGGAGTGCTGCCTGAAGCAACCCCATCACATTGAGAACCTTCCTGACTACTACATCCGTGCGGAATATCAGGCCATGTTGGATAAAGCCAACAGGGACCTTGAGGCCCTTCTAGAAGAACCAGACTGCATCGAACATCCGTATCTTGATGATCCCTATGAAACTCGGTGCGAAGAGTGCGGTAAGCCGCTCAAAGATGAAGTAGATGAGACTGCGTACCCAGATGACAACCCCAAGACTGCCGTTGGTCTCACCAAGCCTAGCTTCTCGGCTATACCCCCTGTCGCACTGATCCACTTGGGCCGGGCAATGGCTGATGGTCGCAAGAAGTATGGCCTGATGAACTGGCGTGAGAAGACTGTCACGACCTCTGTGTACTACGACGCCGCCCTGAGACACCTCATGTCCTTCTGGGATGGTGAAGACCTAGCCTCAGACAGCCTTGTAGAGCACCTGGGGCACGTCATGGCCTGCTGTGCAATCATCCTCGATGCTGCGTCTAATGGTCAACTCAATGATGACCGCCCGGTCCCTGGGATGTTTCCGGAGACCGTTGCGGCTCTAACCAAGGTTCAAGGATGACCAAGATCACACAGATTATCCCTGAGACCGTCCAGAAGCTTGAAGACGAGTTCGGTACCAGCTTCTTCGTGAAGGACAAGTTCGGAGTCAGTCCAGAGATCGAACTGTTCTTTGCTGATGGTAGTGTCATTCTACGTCAGGAGAACAAGGGCTCAGTGGATCTGCTGGGCCTGTCAATTGGTCAAACCAATGACCTCCTGATGGCTCTGTCTTTGGCCCTAGAGATCCCTGTGAGGCTCCAATGATGCCCTGTCCTACTAGGTCTGAGAAAGAGTTCTCCCTGGTGATCCCAGAGGACACCGAGCAGGACTTCAGCCAAGCCGTACACCTCCAGATGGACGAAAGGTCTGTCGTGGAGATGATCCAATATGACGACTCTGGAATCACTGAGTCCTACATGGTACTCACCCTCCAGCAAGCCTCCAATCTCCACATGGCCTTGGGTCAACTCCTGATCAACCATGCGAGATCCTGGGGTACCAAGATGCTTCCTCATACCCTGACAGATGCGAGTTACTGACTGATGGCTGTTGATACCGAGTTTGATCCCCACACCCTAGTCGCTGAGTTCATCGAGGCCTTCGATGCCAGTAAGGACATTGAGCTCTGGTTTGGGCTGATCCGAGAGGAGCTTGAAGAGACCATCGAGGCTATGGAGGGGGATATCAAGAAGGATACCGTTCCGAGCTTCTGTCAGGTCCTCAAGGAGTTCTCTGATCTGACCTATGTGATGTGTGGGGCTGTCATTACGGCCGAGCGGTACGCCCCAGACGCTGAGATCCCTGAAGACCTCCTTGCGGGGTTCTGGGCGGTCTCTGATGCAATGACGCAAGTGGCTGGTGGTGCTGACCTCCAGGAGTGCTTCCGGCGGGTCCACCTGTCGAACATGAGCAAGCTTGGTGAGGATGGACTGCCGGTGCGCCGGGAGGACGGTAAGGTTCTTAAGGGTCCGAACTACCAGCCCCCGGATCTGACGGATGTTGCGTATAGGATCTTGGTGAAGCTGGGGGAGACCAAGTGACCATCTGTCTCCTAATTGCTTCCGTGGCTCTTAATGCCTTCCTTGGGATCGCTATTTGGATCGAACGCCAGGTCTCCGAGACCCTGTGTGAGGAACTGGTCCGTGAGGTGCTGGTCTCCAAGAAACTGAAGGATCAGGTGGAGGCCCAGCAGGACGCCATACAGGCTCACCACGACAACAAGGTGAACCCCGGGCTGAAGGCCTTCGGGGAACACTCCCAGGAAGATACCTTCCAGCTTCCTTTAGGACTATGACTGAAGAACTGACACCTTGTATTCTGTGGGAAGGCGCCAAGAACAATAGAGGTTACGGCGTCAGAACGGTTCAACAAAGATACTGGTTGGCTCACCGCTACGCATACACGGAGGCTAAGGGACCTATCCCGAAGGGCCACGTGGTGATGCACAAATGCGATGTAAGAGCCTGTGTGAACCCAGACCACCTAGAGGCCGGAACACAGGCCCAAAATCTCCAGGACATGTCCGCCAAGGGACGCTGGGGCAATATGTATTCAACCATGGAGACACGTACAGCGAATGGGTAATGCTGCGACCGCTTATGAGCCTTCTGTCCGCGCTCAGGTCATAACCTGCAGAACGTATAACAGGCCAAAAGATGACTCCGGGTCTGTCTTTGAGACCTGGGTGGAAACCGTGGACCGCGTGATCCTCCACCAGCAGTGGCTTTGGGAACGTGCTGCGGGTCGGACCATCACCACTGAGGAGCGCGGGGAGCTCCTGGCCCTCCGTAGCCTCATGATTGATCGGAAGGTCCTCCCCTCTGGTCGTACCCTGTGGCTCGGTGGTACTGAGGTCTCCAAGACCCGTGAGGCCTCCCAGTTCAACTGTTCGTTCGGTAGGGTCGAGACGGTCCACGATGTTGTGGACGCTATGTGGCTCCTCCTTCAGGGCTGCGGTGTTGGCTTCGAGCCTGTCGTTGGGATCTTGTCTGGGTTCTCCAAGCCGGTGAAGCTGGAGATCATCCGGTCGAAAATCACCGATCCTAACGAGAAGGGTGACCCGGATAACCTAGAGACCTTCGAGTCGGACGGACGATCCACCACCTGGACCATTGGTGTTGGTGACTCCGCTGAGGCATGGGCCAAATGTGTTGGTAAGATCCTTGCGAACAAGCGGCCTTGCGACAAGCTAGTGCTGAACTTCTCAGAGATTCGTCCTGCTGGTACCCGGCTCAAGGGTTACGGATGGATCTCCTCAGGTGACGAAACCATTGCTCATGCTCTGGAGAAGATCGTTACCCTGATGAACCTCAGGGCCTCCAGACTCCTGTCCCGGATCGACATTCTGGACATCCTGAACCACCTTGGGACCACCCTGAGCTCCCGACGTTCGGCAGAGATCTGCGTGGTGCCCTGGGGTGACCCTGAGTGGTCAGCCTTTGCGACTGCCAAGAAGGACCACTGGGTTGATAACCCCCAGAGGGCTCAATCGAACAACAGCCTTCTGTTCTACTCCAAGCCCTCCAAGAAGGACCTGAGTTCGATCTTCGATATGATCGTTGACTCCGGTGGCTCAGAGCCGGGCTTCATTAACGCTCAGTCGGCACTCAAGCGGGCTCCCTGGTTCAAGGGTGTCAATCCGTGCGCAGAGATCCTGCTGGGCAACAAGTCATTCTGTAACCTGGTAGAGGTGGACCTAGGTAAGTTCAATGGTGACTGGGCAGGACTTTGCCAAGCCATTCGTCTGGTTGCACGGGCGAATTATCGACAGACTTGTGTGGACCTTCGTGATGGTGTCCTCCAGTCCACTTGGCATGAGCTTAATGAGTTTCTACGTCTTACCGGCGTTGGGCTTACCGGGATTGTCCGCTGGGAGTTCCAGCACTCACAGACCCACAGAGCTACCCTGAGGAACCTGGCGACTCATGCCGTCTATAAGATGGCTGATGACCTGAAGCTCCCTAGGTCTCAGGCAGTCACCACGATCAAGCCGAGTGGTACCCTGAGTAAGATCATGGACACCACTGAGGGCATCCACAGGCCTCTAGGAAGGTACATCTTCAACAATGTCAGATTTAGCATCCATGACCCTCTTGTGGAACTTTGTCGTGACGCTGGTTATCGAGTGTTTGCGGACCCATACGCACCAGACGGAGTGCTCGTCACCTTCCCGGTAGCCTGGGAGGACGTTGAGTTCGACAGGTCCCCCACAGGACTGGATGTGAACCTTGAGTCCGCTGTGAACCAGCTTGAGCGGTACAAGGCGTTCATGGAAGACTATGTGAACCACAACGCCTCCATCACCGTGTCTTATGATCCGAGTGAGGTCCCTGAGATTGTGGACTGGATTGATCGGAACTGGGACACCTACGTTGGTGTGAGCTTCTTGTACAGGACTGACCCCACCAAGACCGCTGAGGACCTTGGGTACCCCTACCTGCCCCAGGAGGTGGTCAGCAAGGACGCCTATGGGTCCTACGTGTCTCAACTCAAGCCAATTGCTATCAATCAGCAGGCTAACTCCTTTGAGGAAATCCAGGGAGAAGGCTGCGCAACTGGAGCCTGTCCGATCCGATGAGTCTTGGTGCCACTGCTAGTGAGCGGGAGGTCATCATCACTGAGGAGTCATCCTGGGGGGACATCAAGCCCCTCCGGGTGCTCCGCATTGCTGAGGCCCAGAGCCTTTATGATGGTCTTAGCCGGGCTCTTAAGGAGGCCCGTGTGTCTGACCTTGAATACAACAAGCGTCGCCTTGAGCAGATGAAGGCTGAGGTGGCCCGGCTGGAGGCCCAAATCCGATGAACCACTATTTCGTAGCCGCTGATAACCACGTTGAGTTCATCGAGCAACTGGATAACGACCAGGAGTGTGTCATCCGGTTTGACCTGGTCCAAGCCAAGACCCTCAAGGCGTACCTAGAGACTGCCATTGAGGACGCTGAGCATCACAACCGGATGGCCAAGGAGGAGCTTCTAGCCAGTCTCCGTCAGAAGGTTCAGGAACTGGAGGAGCACCTTGCCGGATGAGACGCTGTTCATCTTTCGGATCTGATGAGGCTGACCAGTTCGAGCCGCCACCCCCTAAGTGGGTCGAAGCTGAGCCTGAGGACGTGGAGATCCCTGAGATGCCCACAGGACTCTCCTGGTGGGACACGGACAAGCTGGTTGAAGAACTCCAGGCCCGTGGTTATCTGGTGGTCCACATAGACCGCCTGATTCCCCTGGGTACATCCCATGATACGCTTGGTCCCAGTGATCTGCCTGACCCTTACGGTAACTACCCCAGGGGTCGCCCAGACGTGTTTGCAGTCTGACGGTACAGTCTACTGCCGCAATGGTGGGGGCTGGGTAGATGACTCCGGGAACATCTGGTTGCATCAGGGGGACAAGCGAGGAGTGATCCTCAACCTTGACTCCGATGATGAGCCCCGCGCTCCTACGAGACGTAAACCCAAGTTCTGTATCATGGACAATGGGGGCTGTGACTAGCATCTAGAAAAACACCGATGGTCACTCAGGGATATCCCCGGGTCTCCATCGGTGTTTTTTCGGTACTGTTTTTTACCGATTAGTGGAAGCCCTTCACAGCAATGGTGATGCCCAGGGTAATCCCTGAGCCTATCACTGTGATGACCAACCCTATGATGCTTCGGTAGGCCCACTTAATGCCCTCTTCGAGATCCTTCACTCGGTTCTCCAGGGCATCATGGGCTGTCTTGATTTCTTGGCGAGGCACGTAAGCGTCTAACCGTTGTTCGATGTTGCGGACTCGGTGCATCGTATGTTCGGTGTTCACCTTGATCTCCGCCAATGCCACCTTGATCTCAGTTAACACCTCCGGGTTCATCGCTTGCCGTTACGCATAGCTGCGTGGATCTTACGGGCACCGAAGTAGCCAGCGGCCGAGAGGATAACCCCGAGAACTATGAGGATCAGCATGGGGTGCTGAGCGGCCCACAGGAGGGGCTTAAGGAGAGGGCTGGAGAGCATCTGAGCGGCATCCGCCACGTTAGACACCTGGCCCTTCATGGCCTGAGCCTGGTCGGCGTACTCAGAGACCTTATCGAGAGCTCCGGTAGCCGAGACACCACCAAGGCCTGTAGCGCCCATACCAACCTTGGTCATCAGACTGGTGGGCTGGAAGGCCTCAGGGTCATGATCCTTGGCTTCCTGGAGGCTCAGGGACTTACGGCTCTCCGAGACCTCAGCCTTGGACATGGTTTCCAGGGCCTCTAGGAACTCCCCATCAATGCCACCATCTTCAAGCCCATGGTCCTCACGGGCCTCAGAGACAGCCTTACGAGTCCCCCTGCCCTCGATGCCATCTAGGAGACCTCGATAGTACCCTAGGGCCTTGAGCTTGGACTGGACCCGATAGACCGTGGGATCACCCTTGGTGGTCTCATCGGTGTTTTTTCGATTACCAAGCCCTAGGAGGCCCAAGGGAGACCGGGAGCTACCCTGGGTGCTCTCAAGGATCTCAAGGGCCTCCTGAGCGAACCTCTTGCGTTTATCGAGATGTGGGACACCAGGGCGCTCGTACCGTTTCATCACGGTTTCGGTCGCTTGGTCCACATCGGTGGTTTTGCGGACAGCCTGGAGAGCCCCACGTTCGGGACCTTCCAGTTCGTGGATTAGGAACGCATAGAAGGCCTCAGGGTCATCCAGCTTCAAACCAGCGGACTTAGCGAAGGCCTCAAAGAGACGCCTCCGGGGTCCTGTCCACTGAGCCCACCCCCAGCCGCCACGGGACCCCGCAACGACAGGCTTGTACTCTTGGAGAGCTCTGAACTGGTCACTCTCAACAGCGAAGTTGCCAAAGAATGCTGCTGCCTGGAAGAGCTCCAAGTCCAGATCGTTCTTCAGCCTAGGGCCGTACTTCGAGACGGCCTGTCGAAACTGCGGGGTCATTATATACCAATTGGCTTGTATCAGGTCACAAGGTCACCGCTAGGTCGAACAGACTCTGGACATCGCTGTCAGAGAGACCCAGGGCTACCTTCATGGTCTGAATGTGTGGATTAGAGATCTCCCACTTGAGGGCGCTCTGGGCGTAGATCTTCAGGGGAACATCGGTGCTGTTGGTGACTGCCTGAACGTAGGCGTCGTAGTGACCAGCCTGATAAAGAGCCATCTGGCCTTGTGCGGGGGTACACTCGGTGGCGTGGTGGCTGATCTCCGGGGGAGACCAGGAGACTATCTTGGTTCCGTCCCAGCGGAACGCCGAGGGGTGTGCCACCCAGGCATCTCGCTCCTCAGGGGTGATCGAAACGGAGCCATTGGGTGGACTATCTGAGTTGACACCTATCTCGTAGAACGAAGGATTTAACCCGTCAGCATCAAAGATTGCGTAGCAATTCATATTAGTAACCTTCGGTCCTCCAGTTTACCCGTACTGTTGTGTTGGGGTTGCTGGGCACGAGGAATTGGAGTACGTTTAGCGGCCAATTGCCGCCTGTAGAGCCTGGACTAATAATAGTGAACGGGTAATTTGTGGCAGATGTCGTATGGTCACCATTGACAACCATTGGCGCAATCTGTGCCGTTGGGAAAGCAATTGGCAACGTGACTGTTCCAACGCCGCCCCCGTTCGTGGTGAGAACAGACGTGCCGGTCATTTCGATCAAGCCATTTGACCACTGTCGAACGTGATAGCTTGTAGTCCTCGACTCAGAGGTGACATAAGGATTCGTGTTGGAGACCTTGGTATTAATGCGTGTGTCCAAGTCGGAAAGAGCCTCCTGGATATTGGCACCTGTGATGGTCCCGGAGTCCGTCACCTTCACCTGTGTTGCTGTCAGATTACCAAGGGCTGCAATGGTCGTATCGCGGGCAGTCTCTGCGCCTGTCCTAGCGGTCTCTGCGCCTGTCTTAGCCGTCTCTGCGCCTGTCCTAGCGGTCTCTGCGGCACTCTGGGCTGTTTGACACGCGGACACCGAGGCGGCAGCAGCGTCCCCGGCGTTTAGCACAGTGGTAACAGCGGCCGTGGCCGAGACATTGGAGGCGTCCGCAGCGGCCTGGGCGGCCTGGGCTTGGTCCCGATAGGTCTTAGCGTTTGCCTCAGAAGTTGCGGCGTTATTCGCGTGGGTCTCCACATCAGCCACCACCAGGGAGGCGTTCTGGGCACTCGTCAGGGCATTGGTGGCACTGGTAGCCGCATCAGCAGCCTTCTGGTTAGCCAGAGCGACAGCATCGTTAGCACCCGCCAGAGCCGTCTCAGTGGCCTCTACGATGCTCTCTAGGTTCTGGACACGGACAGGTAGCGGATTGCCGGTCCAAAAGGTACTCGTGGTTTCGTTGGACAATTACCACTCCTCATTCATGTTGTGGGCCGGTCGGATGGCTGCATTGGTCAACTCATCGTCCGAAGCCTGGATGTTGAGGTCCGTAATGTCCCTCACAAAGGTTGCCTCATAGTCAGCCCCACGGGGGTCCACATAGAACCGACAGGCTGCTGCAAGAGCGCCATTGACGATTACCTCTGGAGCCACCTTGGTCAGCCAGTTCTCATCTGTGTCTGCCGAGAGAGACGCGAGGTCCGACTGGTAGATCATCACGATTTCATCACCCATCTGAGGCTTAGGCCCGATGATGAACTGAGCACCAGATCTGGCGTAGTACCGTGGGATACCCGTGTACTGGGCGTATCTCATGGCTGTGTCGGTATCGACCCTGCGGAGCTCACCGTGATTGGTGGTCAGAGAGACCATCTTCAGGTAGTTCCCGGGGATAAACAG